TACGACCAGCACGTTTAACACGGTTTTTAGGAATGCGTTTAGTAGCCATTATTTAGCCGCCTTAGAAAGTTTGAACATGATCCAGTTGTTAGACGACATACTGGAACCACAGGGAACAAAGAGAGCACCGGTAACCACGTTACGTAGAGCAAAGTAGTTACCGTCCTCATGAATAACGACGGCGCGTCGCAGGCACTGACGATGATCAACCCAGTCTTCGCAACGGATATAATCAGCTTCACCTTTGAAGAGCATATCCAGCGCAACGCCAAAACTAACGCGATCGTCTTCACCAGGAACTTCAGCCCACTGACCTTTGTTTAGGTTGTCCATGGTGATGTTCCATTCTTCCTCACGCCCGTCTTTGTTACGAACATAAGGTTGATAGTGTGTACGATCCAGACCTTCTACCGGTTTGGTGTAGACACGGCGCCCTGCACCTTCTTTGGTAAAGTTCTGTATTTCAGCGATGTTGCCGGTTAACATGCCGTTGAATAACGCGGCAGTGTCTTTAGGCTCTTTCAGCTTACGTTGGGTATCCATGTGATACTCAACCAGCTCACCGATTTGTTCAACGATTACATCACGAACAGTTTCGATGCTGGGTACTGGGAGGTCTGGCAGTTTTTTCGTGAGTATCTCAATCAAGTTATACTCCGTTGTTTTAACATCGTCAGTCATAAACCCGCCTTATTGATAATTATCTCTTGTTATAATTCGTAAGCACATATAAACAAGAAATGCAGTTCTCAGTGAAATTATAGTGCTCGGTGTGCGGATACCTGTTTGACTGGTAACCAGCTCATCACCGAACTGTCTCAAGAACAACACGGTTTCATTAACGGAGCGAGGCGAGTTGTATGCACCTTTCATCTTACGCGCTACGTCAACAACATGAGTCTTCAGAATATTGTTAACACGCAGGTATTCAAAGAGGTGTACGGTTAATTCATCAACGAACTTGTGTGCATGTTCCGCACCTTTCTTGTTGTTATAGATGCCTGGGAAGGCTCGCACAACGTAAGCCAGCTTATCAGTACCACCGAATTCAGCGATTTTGCAGGCATAACGAATCAGCTCTTCTTTGTAGAAAGCTTGTTCGGAAACCAATACACTCTCAATATAACTTTTATACTGAGGGACTTCCTTGCCGACGTTCTTGATAGTAACACCGTCTTCTAACTTCACGGTATTGCCTTCGATACTCAAGATATCGGTTTTGTTCTTGACGTCATGGAACACCTTGTTGATGTCATTGATCACGCCACGCAAGCGGTCCTGGATATCACCCACCATGTAAACAACCTTGGCGTCGTTCTTCATGGTGGTCAGGGCTTCGTGGTGAATACCAGTGCGGGGGTCCAGAATGAACTCTGCACGGGCTTCGATCAGTGCACGCCAGCTACCGTAACGTTTGATGTCATACTTCAGTGACAAACGGTTATAGGTTTCAATGGCGACTTCACGACGAGCCAGAAAAGGGTAGTCGTTGGCCAGAATACTGGTTAGACACTTGTAGTGGTACATGCAGATGATGTCCACCATGGCTTGGTGCTTGGTCTTTTGATCCAGCTTCTTGGAGTTATACGCCTGGCAGAGCAGATATGGAATAGACATGTTCCAGGGATCAGATACGACGTTCCACTCTTTCTTAACGATACCGGTGGCGATCAGTGCTTCATAGATCTGGTCTTCATCCGCATCATAGATCTCGGTGAACCACTGGTTACGGTCAGCTGTGGTAAAGACGATCTTCTGCAAGCCGAGGTAGGGTGAACCAAAGAACTCAGTGTAATCAGTCATCCCTTGACGACGTGTGGTAAAGGAATACACGTAACGACGTAGGCGTGTGGCCCATGCCTGGTCATACTCTTCTACATCCTGCTTGAAGTAGATATCAAAGATCTTACCTGAACCTGCGACGTTATACGCCTCAAGTCCTCCAAACATTTGTAAGAAGTTTTCAAGTCCGTCTAACTTCTCTTCAAACATAAAGTGTTGTGCATCAAACTGTTTCATTTATTTACACTCGTGAGGTTGTCGATTGTTTTGTTGATCTCTTGTGCGGCATTATTAACGTACAAGATCACTTCGGTCATGAGTTGGAGATTGTTCAGGGTCAGCACCATAACTTCGTGTGCATGACTCGCTGCAAACTCCTTTAAGCTGGTTTGTGGAAAAGCCTCTGTCAGCTTAGAGGTCGGTTCACCATAGAGCCAAAGCTGATCGTGATTACGTGCAGTTGGCAGACACAGCAGCTCTGTGTAAGCGTGTAACATGTTGTTCAACTGATCACTTACGCTGAAGAAAGTTAATGTGGCGGAAGGATACAACGCTTCTCCTGTATAGTCTTTCTTGAGTCGCTCTATTGCCTCGGACAAATCGTTTGCCGTATTGAGTAACACCGATGAAGCCGTTTTGTACCCGACGTCTTCGTTATCAACCAGCAATGCGTACAGGCGTTTAGCATTGTTGCGGTAGCGTTCAACACGCAACGAGACAAAGGTCTGACTCTCCACTAACCGGGTTAAACAACTCACATACTCCCTGACATTGACAGGTCGAGTTAATGCTGCGAGTTTTATGACGTTGGCATCAAGGAAAGAGTCGTAGATCAGGTATGATCCAACCAGTTCATGATAGCGGTTTATGCTCTTTGCCCACAGGCTGCTGAACCAGTTGAAGATATAAGTTTTGCGTGTTGCCTCTTCTCCATGGTAACGACCGGGCATTCCGATGTCATAGGCAGAAGCTTGACCGTGAAGAAAAAGCTGACCGCAGATATAACGTGCATCGAAGCTTTCACGATCCAAGCAGTAATCTTCCAGTCCGTCGATTAAACGATCAACAGTACTCTTAGTTGTGTTTGGCATGTTCGCCTCAGATAAAGTTAGTAACATAAAACTGATTAGGAGGCGGACCCCCTAATCAGATAGCTACTTGGGTTTGCTCCAGAACTTCTCTTTGTGGATCGCGCTGGCGATACTGTAAACCACTTCACGATCACCTTCACGGAACTGAAGGTTCATGTTAGCGAGACGAGTCAACGTACCGGCTACGGTATTTTGCAGCTTGGTATCAGAGATCGGAGCGATCACTTTATCAATGACTTCGTTCAGCTTATTCGACTTCCACAGCAAATCGTGATAGTAACGGAACGTCACCATCGAGTCGCTCATCTTGAAGCATTCTTTTAGGTTAGTGTAAAGAATGCCAGGACAAGCCTCTGAAAGCTGCTTCGCCGAATCCAGTTTCTCCAGGCGACCAAACACCGTGTCCATCTCAGCAATGTAGTTATGGACGTGGTTAGGGAAGACGGTTTCGCTAACGTTTTCCAAACAAGCGAAATTCACCTCAGGATTTTTCCCTAACTCCTGGATTTCTTTAACGAAGTTCTTGTGCTGCTCCACTGCCACCATCAGCCTGAGTTTAACACGGTCGAATTTCTCCCGCATTTTACCCAAGAACTCTTTCCATGAGTCGCCATGGAAATCGTAGTTGTCCAGTTCACTGTGATATTTGACTTTATTAAAGATAGTCAAAATAGAACCAGTCTTAACGGCGAAGATAAGCGGCTTGCTTTGGAACAATCCTTTAAACTTCCTAACAATCCACGCACAGAACTGTTTGATTTTGTCAATAACCGTTTGGACAATCCCTTCGCTACCATTGACGTCGTTGAAACCGATGACGTCGTTGGCGTACAGTTGTCCCTGGTAATAACGAAAGGCGTAGCTTTCAACCCCGGCCAGTGAATCAGCAATACCCTGGTTAGTGAGTTCGAAATGTTGATCCACGTTACATCCTTCTTGGCACAATGGCCGCGATAGCGTTGGCGACACGCCGCACATCAGAGTAACCCATGGCTTGTGTCCAACTGGTTTTAAACAACTCGCGATACTCTTTCCATGCATCACGGTATTCAGAGATGTCGTCGCGAATGTTATCCAGGCTAACACCACTGCGACGCACCGCTTCTTCAGCAGGACGCTTACAAGTACGGAAGATGTAGTTCTTGGTGGCGAGGATACACAGGTCACCGAACAGATCCCAAGAGCGCGGATCGATCACAGACAGGTTATCGTCGTATTCCAAGATCATCTTACCTACCATGGAGAACAGTGGATTGGTCATCCCCTCAATCACAAACGAGTTGTGGCCGTTCATGTGGATGGTGGTGAACGAGGTTGGCATGGCGCGGCTACTCTGAAGACTGTCGAGTACACCGCTCAGCATTTCGTTCATTACACCCTGTCCACAGCTTGATGCCGAGGAGTTCAAACCCAGCACACCCGTAACTGAGTTCATGGAACCCAGGTACACTTCCGTCACGTTAACGATATGACGACCGCCCGTGATGTGCATCGGGCACTTTACTTCTACACAACCATTACCCATGTCGCGAACACGACTGCCGTACAAGTCAATGTATTCGGTTTTACCGCCATTGATTTTGCACGACGGAAGCACCGACGCATGGATAACTTTTTCACGTATGCCTTGTTCAACCGTGGTCTGATCAATGTGATCGTACCAGTTACCCATGAAGTTGCCGTTGGGATTCGTAAAGGCAAGCTCCAGGAGATACTGGTCGATGTCAGAGTTCTGAACCATGTTGATGGCATGATCGACGCAGCTCATGCTATTTATCCTCTGTGATGACTGTCATAGCATTTATAATAGAATTAATCTGAAACCTATATCATCTGGGTAGTATAAAAGTATTTAAACCATTTCCTTAGGAGAGAACTATGAAACCTGTTAATCGTCGTGAGGGATTCGATGTCGTTATCGATACTCCTCGTACTGTGGATGAAATGAGTTCACAAGAAAAACGCTATTTAGATGTGCTTGAGTTTTTGCAAGCTACAAAAACACTGTATCGCATATTGCTTAATAGGCCCAATGTTAAGCAGCATACTAAAGCTGAAATCCGTACCGCACTTTACGCAATGGATGATGTCGGTGATATGTTAAGTCGTAACTCTTCTATCAAAGAGTTAGATGATGGCTGGCGTATCGTGCAGAAACATTTCAACAACTACGCGAACTTTTCTAAGCGGACAAGAAACCGGAGATAAATATGAGCATTCTGGATGTACTGGAGGATTACAACGGCACCGTTCACCGGATGTCAGAAAGTCGTTTCGCGTTAACCTTTTGGTTTGCCCTTCCTGAACGTGATGGAGCAGGTGAACTCAAAACGGTGTTCTTTGCAGATGCTACCAACTGTAATCGTTTCGCTGCGGAACAAACGCATGACAGCTTCAAGCCCACGGTTTATAACCTGGGCAAACCGCAATACAACGAGCAGTTTAACTTTGCTTCTTATGGAGTGATCTCTACCGATCTTCGCGAAGCATTTAAACACCGTTTATTGCATCCTACCCGCCCAGTATTGAAAGGGAAGATCTTAACACGTTCAGAAATTAATGAACGCATTAAGCAAGGTCTGGTGGTGGTAATGGTTCAACGGGATTATGACGGGCAAGAAGTGTGTTTCTTTACCGACAATCATATATTCGGCTATACCATTTTGCCATCAGACTTCGTGGCAACAAGTTTTAATTCACCTATCAGAGTTTCTACTGATGTGGTGGAAGCCGGTTACATTACCAGCGTCGATGAGTTCCTGGCAGCATACGGCGCTAATAAAAAGATCTTGTGGGATATTAATGGGTTGTTGGATGAACTGAATATCCCGGAGGAATAATTATGAAAAAGTTACTGCTTTTGTTAGGGGCGTTATTAGTAGTAGGTTGCGATGCTCGGAATGTGGTCAATGACAATTATCTTGTTGAGCACTCCTGCATTTACAGCGGACAATTTATTGAAAAGAAAAACGCTGCCACCGTGTACATTTACAACTGTCGCGATTGGCCTTATAAACCACGTGTGATGTCAGACTCTCTGATCCGTTCTGAATAACAATAAATGGGGTGGTCACCACCCTAAAGGAACTCCCTATGTTTATCTATTTATTGGTTGCAGTGATGGCACTCCTTGTGGGTGGCTTTGTTTATGCGCTGATTGCTGTTTATCAGCAGGATGAAAACATCCGTAAAGCTATTACCGTGATTCGCGATAATCGCATTTCTGTTCGCGTGGTTAAAGGTAATTCGACCTATAACTTCCGCCTGCCCTACAAAGAGTTTTCCACAGGCTTGTCTGATGACACTATCAAGTGCTTGGTGGATGAAGCGGTGATTCGTGCCGTTCACGCCAATAAACCGGGTAAAGAAAAAGTGGAACACAACTTTTCTATTACCTCTGATTATGCCAACGAAGCAAATCGCTTCCACGCACGCCGTATTGCAACAGCATAAGGAAATCAGATGCACGCTATCCTTTTAATACTTGCAGCAGTCACCGCTTTTCTCCTGGGTCATACCGCCGCGTCTTATCAACAAGTAAAACGTCGGGCAGAGTTAGCGGGTCACCGAGACGAGCAGTTAAATCTCTCTGTTAAGCAGGTCAAGAAATATTTGATCAAAGCTTCTGTGTGCGCGGTGATCGTTAATGGGTTAAACGTGATTTACAATTTCATTCTTTAGTTCTATTCGGGAGAAGTAGAATGAGTACCATGTTTAAGCGCCGTAAACCAAAGATCCCTCACGATGCACTTTGTGAAGATCTCAAGCAAACTATTATTGCGCTGAAGATACGGGTTGACAACCAACGGGTGCTAATCAAACACCTTAAAAAGATGAGCCGCAATGAGTTGGTATTGCTGGTAAGTCGAACCAGATCAAAAGAGATTCTGCGCACTCTGCGATCAGAAATTGTAAAAGCACGGCGATTGGACATGATACTGCGTGGTTATAAAGATCGGTATCGTGCTGCGCACGGGCAGCTCTACAAGAAGTTTCTTGCTCGACAGGAAATGTTTAAATAAAGTTTAGTTAAAAAATAATCTGACACTACAGGGGGAAACCTCTGTGGTGCCTGTATCTTTGTTTTAATGAGAGGAATTTGGAAAATGAGTAATATCCGAAAACTGAATGACATTCTTACCTGGGTTCAGCATGGCGAACAATATGTAGATCGCTTGCACGGTAATCTGACAGCCGTTGTAAAAGAAGCTTACTGCGCGATCCGTGCTGCGGTTAAACAGGAAATGACCAACCTGCCTGAATTGGACGGGTTGGTAAAAAGCATGAAGATCATGCAGCAGCAGGGAAGTAATCCGTATAACGGCTACGAGCGCAGTGTTTTGATCGACCGTTCCAGAGAACTGCGTCAGGGTTTGTGGATTCAGCGTTGTAATTACCTGAACGCACTGAAGGCCCAGGAGCGCACGCTAAGCGCCAAGCTAAGGCATTCACTGGATGTCAGGGCAAACGACTGGCCAGCGCTCACCCGCTTGCGTGGTGAGCTGGATGCGGTGCGTGATAAGATCACAGCGGTAGAAGAAGGTGAAGGCAAAACTTTCTTTAAACAATCCATGATCAATGAAGCCATTGATCTGAACAAATTCTACGCGGGAGAATGGTAATGAACACTGTATCTGAACAAGAATTTAAGATTTACCTGGAAACTGTCTACCGGTCAATGGGTAAAGACCAAGCTAGTTTGCTCGGGGAAACGATAGTAGGTCTTTACAACGCGTTAAATTGGGGTCTTCATGAACAACAAGAGGTCGTTGAAGTTACCGCAAAGCTGAATGAATACCTCCAGTCCGGCGGTTTGTTTGGACACAACAGAAACTATGAGTTGTTGCAGCAAGTCAAGGCTTCAACTTGTGTTCTGACAAAACGTCTTGGTGCGCATCAGCAGGAGTACATGGGGGCAATTGCGGAGCATCTGGATCTGTTGACTCGAACTCACGATGCGGTGAGGGCTTCGGCTACCTCGGTCATGGATATTTCTAAGCTGATGCAGTTACAAGAAACTTTTAATCGGGTCAAAGAAGATTACGATCGTCGTAACCGTTTAACCGATGAGCGTTATTCCTATCGCAATAGTGAACTGCAACGGTTGGAAAAGAACAACGCCTTTATGCGTAAGGTGTTAAACGCTGAAGAGCAAAGAATCAAACCCGCTACCACTACGATCAGAAGCCGTCGTAATGTTATCGTGGCTGAGTTCTCTGGTCTTACTCTTTACATCGATGTGGGGGGGACCAAATTATACGACAGCTTAGCGGCGATGATTGCCGGTTATTGCTATCAGGATCTTTTCCCTCTTTACGGAGAAGGCATGGATAACAAGATCACCACCGGTGAGGTTCGTGAGTTATCTGTTTGTTTCAAGCATGTAGGTGAAGGCAAGGGTGAAATCGTATTTCAAGAAGCGGCTGATGCTAAAACCATCAAGTCATTTGAAGATGCACTGTACAACCGTAAGGGGGAGTGATGGGTGAGTCGTTAGAAATCAAGTGGAATGGTAATAGCACGATTCTGATTCACATGTCTTTACCTATCCTAGTAGAGGTCGACACGGTGACTGTGTTATCTCTGTCGGACGTTATGGGTATCGTAACTGAAATCGTCGAGTATGTCTCTAGCGCGCCGTTACCCAATAACGAGCACGGGGTAGGTGTCGTCTATGCGTACTCTGGTCCTGGTCAGGGTAAGGTATTAGGAGTAAAACCTCTGATGCATCCATCGTGGGTTATTAAACCTAAATAGATAAACTTTACAACAGAAAAGCGGAGTAGAAGTTATGTCTAAGAAGTTGTTAGAGATCTGGCAGGAAGGTACTATCCTGTTGATTAAGGCCAAGCTGGCTTGGTTAGTTGATGTAACCAGCGAAGAAGAGATGTCCCATGCAGATGCAATGGATATCGCTAACCACATCATGCTCTATCAGGAAACGTTGGATGTGCCTGATAACAGCGTGGGTTGGGTAGTGAAGTACAACTACGAAGGTGAGGGTGAAGTCATCGATATCGAACCATTAAGTGCTGAAGTATTAGCGACTATCAATCCTTCCTAACACGTGATCCTACCCTCCTTTACGGGAGGGTAGGTTATCATATTTATTAATTTTTAATTGCGTTATGTAATCTTATGGATTCCTTTGGGGGAAACCCCAGGAAGGGGGCTATTCACCTTACTTACTATATATTACTATTATTACTAATTACACTAGGTAATAGTAAGGTGAATCATAGTAAGAGAGACAAGAACACTACTACCTACTCTAACTCCGTAAAAGGGGTTAGGGAGAGGTTAACTTGAAAAAGATTATAGATCTATATTACTAAGGTGTAGTAACCGTAATAAAACAAAACTCTATTGCTTATTAAGAGTAGGGCGTGTAATCAATTTAACAAGGATAGGAGGAGATGTTTCATGCAAGAGGTCATTAACACCGCTGAAGACTTGGTATTCGTAATCAAGCGGGATGTCAAGGAAGTGGTGAATAACGTTAATCATATCCGTAACGTTGAAGACATTGGTTTAAAGACCATGGCGAAATTACACGGGATCTTGATGGACTGTAAAGCCATGTTGAAAACAGCCGATGGCTTTTTGAACCGCGTCATGGATGTAGAAGTCGTTAAGATAGAATACCGCCGCTTTACCGTGTGGTTAGAGGAAACCAAAAACAAGGTGGTGGAGATCATGCAGTTGGATAAGGTTATTACCGTAGCGGACTGCGAGGCGTTGGAACAGCAGGAACCGTGGTACCAGCCAGTAATGAATCGTCGTAGCATGTGTGGTGGGCTGTTGACCGTGTTAGCTGTTGCAGTGGTCATCACCATCATCTCAAACTTAGTACGTATTCTGGCATAACAACTATAAAGAGTAAGAATGGATAGTAATAAACGCGGTACTGGAAAGAACACCCCCTATTTAAACGTAGGGGAACACTTTAATGAATACCTGGGGGTGCGTACATTAAGTTTTGTCCACCCCTTTACTCATAAACCGTTTGTGCTTTTAACGGATGTAAAGCCCCAGCACGTTTGGGGAGCAGAGGAGAGGCAGCTTTACTTAGAGAACATAAACGATTTATTGGAGTTATACGCCCACGAAAAGGCGAACCCCTATATCGGTCAGTATGAAACAGGCAAGGTCGGCAAGAACATCAGCTTTAAGTATTCCAACGAAGCGTTGATTCAACACCTCACCTTTAAACAAGAATTCAGCTGGCTCACTAATCTAACCATGCAGCGGCACAGCCGTTGTATGCGGTTACTAACCATCGTTAACATTTGATCAAAAGGACAGTACCATGAACTTCCCTCCACTGAACGTAAACAACCTCGTTATGCGCCATGTTAATCTGCCAGGTTATGGTCCAGTATTCTTAGTGGACAACTTTGGGTTAGTAACTGCACCCAACCAGGAGATCGCCGCTAAAATGATCGAAGCCGGCACCTGGTCAAGCGATAGACTCCCAGCGTTATCAAGGGTCGTTGCTACCCTAATTCATACAGGGGTGACCACTTTGTTATCGGCAACAAACCACGCCGCCTATGCGGTTTACAAGGTGGGTGAGCGTTACGGCATCTTGCACGTCGGCACAGACAACCTCTATCATGTAAGGGATGAGGAGAAACTCAAGGAAGTTTTACAAGACTTCCAAAGCAAATTCAAGTTATGCACCGGTCGTATTACCGACCTCGGCGCATTGGGCGAACCGCTGTACGTGGGCTTTATCGCATTAAGTCAACAAACCCAAAACGGTTATTGGACTGGATGTGTAGGTCATCCGAATGGAAATCATCCACTGGGTATGATGGGCGGATGTTTACCCATGCAGTTAATGACCACCCGTATCCCGGCCAAACCAAACAGTGGAGCGATGTGGGAAGGAGATACCATCATGATGGCCATGCAGGACGTGTTCGGTGGAAATGAAAAGTCTGAACTGCAACAACGTTTTAATGCAGTAGAGCAAAGACTGATAAAGGCGCGGAACAATCTGCATTTCTCTCATTCACAGATCAACGCGGGTAATGAACTCGCCGCTTTCATGCTGGTTGTGCAAACTAATCCACAGGATATTATTTTCACTGAAAAAGACGCTGAGCGAATCGAAGCGTACATGGACTTTATCGAAACACCTGCCGATAAACTTTCTAGCGAACATCCTCTTGCTCGTGAAAAAGCTATCGACATGCACAGTGTAGTTACTAAAGCTCGCCAGTTCTTATCAAGACAGTACGCTGATCAAAATGGGAAATATTCTTTACCGGTAAGAAACGTCGCAGTCTATCTCACGCTCATAAACACCGCCCAAGCTCCTTGTGAGTTATTCATCATGGCGCTTGCTGATGCTCTGGAGCAGGTGGAGGTTGACACCAAAGCACGCATCAATCCGGTTGATGACATTTCGAGGATGGTTCAGATCATCGGGCGTGTTAATCATCACTCTCACCCAGGCTATGCCGTACACCACTTCCCTGTCATTGGAATCCGTAATCCAAATAACGCCTCGCTTTCTGAAATGTTACAGCAGATTGTCGAACTTCGTCGCAAAGAAAAAGAAAGTGTGTTGTTGAACACAACACATTTCAGCATCACGGATGTGAATGACAAAGTGTTTGTGATCACGGATAAAACATTTGGTGGTAGCCTCACACTGCACATCACCGATGCATCACAGAAAGAAAGTTTACTCCGTCGTCTGAACGGATTAAAGGAACTGATCCTGGAAGGGCGCAACACCTTGTACTACACAGACACAATTCTCAGTGCAGGCGAGAACGATTTCTGGAAGTTAACCAACACCGTTATCAGCGGGTCGGTTAAACTTGTGGGCAAAACCGTTCTGGCTAACACCGAGCTGCGTGCTGGCAGTTATGTTGATGCAATGATCGAAAACGTTAAATAAACCGATAGAGGGGGCTTAGGCTCCCTTTATCATTTCCATCTTTAGTCTGTGAGAAGACAGCCATAAGCGGGTTCACACGAGCCTATTTAATCTTTCTTCAATGACCTAGTCAAGGAAATCAAAATGACCGAAGCCAAAGATCCGACAATCGCCGAGTTCACGATCAGTGAACTGGATTTGAACTCCTGTATTCTGACAAGTGAAGTAACAGGCGGCAGATTGTGGTTACATTATAAAACTCCTTCTGAACGCCAAGCCATGTTGACCTGTTTGTCAAAAGTAGATGAACTCGAAGTCATGGGCGATAATGCGTTGCATTACTCCAAAGAAATCCTGAACGCGACCCCGGGCGGTTATTGGTCCTTTAACAACGCTCAGGTCGCAGGCGGTTTTCCTTTAGTTAAAAACTTCACTTTGTCAAATATCGCGATTCAAGATAGCGATGATATGGTTTCTGTATATTCGTTCAATTAATCAAAATTGACCGAGTGATACATACTTACTTAATCTTTTTTCACTAACAACTCATCTTACTGTAACCGAACCGCATTTTTAAGGATTCCAAATGGGCATCAACCTGTTAACCGCGACTGAACTCAAAGTTGACCGTTTAAACCGTGACACACGTACCACACTGCACAGCAAGGCCATTACGGTTGACCTCAGCTGGCAGGAGAAACACGGTGGCTTCTCCGGTAAGGTTATGTACCTACCTACGGATAAGAAACGTTATCCAGCCGCTCCTATGCAGTTCTATAACGTTATCGGCAACCACAACAAAGTCGTGATGTTAACGGAAGGGTTCGGATCTATCGTAACCCGTGTATGCGAGTCTATCTTAGGTGACCGCTACAGTTCAAAGCTCTTCCATGCGACACTGGTGGATGACGCTAACGCATTGCTGGACAGTGAAGATGTGCGTAAGAGACTCAATCTTACGTATCTTTTCAATGCCGGTGATCTTAACTACCCCTCTGTAATGATAGGGGATAACAAAAAGGTCCGCACCTATATGGAGGCGATGGACCAAGAACGATCAAGCTTAGAAATGTTCGTTGAATACTCCAAAGCGGGGAAATTGGTTTGTATTCATCGAAAATCGAAAAATGCTGCACCCGACTCTGAACACTTTGGTCTGTTGACTGCCACTGGTATCTTATACCGTTTAGAAGTTGAAGACGAAAAAGTTATCGGCTACGCGGCAATCGGCTGTATAGACCTTTAAGAAAAACCCACCATACGAACTACTTTTGCTCAATTCTTTTACTCAATAAGGTATACCCATGACTACAATTGTTTATGCTGATGGCGTTCTGGCTTCCGATTCTCAGGTTACTCAGGGTTTCAATGTTAAGCTTCCCTGCAAAATGCAGAAGATCTACGAACCTGGTGAAGGTAAACGTTGGTCACTGTACGGTAAACGTATCCTGGCAATCGGTGTAGCTGGCGACGCAGCTGGTATTTACGAACTGATGGATCACCTTGAAAAAGGCATCATGTTCGATACCAAGGGTAAACAAGACGCGTGGATCAACTGTATTGCCGTCGCTGACGACAAAACCATCTTCATCCTGGACACCTATGGCGATCGCAAGCACGCGATGTTTGTGAACCTGCCGGCGGATGCGAAATACTCTCTGGGTTCTGGTGGCGAAATCGCAACAGCGTATCTGGCAATCGGCAAAAAGCCCGCGGAAGTTATCAAGCTTACCTCTAAGCTGGATAGCTTTACTGGTGGTGATGTGCAGGTGTGGAACTTCCCTGAAGTATTACCGGCTGATCCTAAGCCAGCTGAGATCCCAGCGGACCAGCAGGCCCTGATCACTAAAGTTGCAACTGACCTCGACGCAATCCGCTCCTCTGCGCTGGAAAAGGCAACTGCTGAAATCCTGGAACGCACCAAAGCTACAGCATAACCAAAGAAGTCATACGACCACTACCTACCCCCACAAAGGGTAGGTAGTTTTATGTATGATTTTTTACTGCTTCGTTTATCACTTGTGTTATTAACTATTGAGTACAGTCTAATGCTTAACTACAACCAACAGCAAATCTTAAACCAGAAAGTCAGTTCATTCCTCAACGTGTTCTTTGGCGCTCTGGAACAGAATCAAGCGGGGTTTGTTAACTCTATCCCTACCGATATGTTTCCTCTGACCCAAGAGAATCCGTTTGACTTCAAAGCTAATACCTACCTGACCTTCCCTGAAGATGCAGAGAACTTTGTCTATGAGATCTCCCAGGCGCACGACATGGTCATGGTTCGTCTTTCTGATCAGATACTATGTATCCAGAAATTGAAAGACAAGGATCACTACTACGGTTTCCGCATGGCACCAGCTCGTGCTGTTGATTCAGAGTGGCTGAGCGCACTCCACATGCTGACGACCTATGCGACCACTGTCTTGAAAGGACGAGTGCGTAATACACTCATTACCTATCAAAATGCAGGTTACAAAATAATTCCTGTATCTCCAACCATACTGGAAGAAAAATACAACCACGCCTTTAAACGCGCTAAAGCGATCCTCGCCTAATTCAATAAGTGTTCCCCGCCAAGGGAACACTTATGAGATATGTTTCTTTTTTTTGTTTTTCACTAGAAAGACTATTAGTTAGAACTATTTACGAGGTATTAACTATGGAAGAACATTTTAATAACGAAGTCGTTGACATCGTTAGTGCCGCGCTGAATAAAGCTCGCACCGCTCCACGTGAACACCCTGACATGTTATTCAGGTCACGCATCGAAGTGAAACAGGCTAAGTTACAGTACAAGATCAAAGGACGTCCCGGTCCCCTTAATATCCATTCCTGGAACTGTGACTATGTAGAGGAAGTTGAAGTTTCTCGCGAGTTTTACGACATCTACATCGACTGCTGTAGAAGGATGAGGAAGAAACCTTCAGAACCGCATTATGTAAAAACGCTGCTGACCATTCAGTTCTTTAATACCATCTTAAACAAAGGATGGGCGGACACCAGCTTCCAACTACATATCAGTGGAACGCACACGGCCAGTAAGACACACTTTGCCACTTCAACTATCATTGGTCGTTTTGTAGTAGGTAAAGCCACACGGCGTTTTTCTTTCCTGAGTTCTTTTGATGAACCCCAGGATCTCACTGAGGCTATGCGGGAGATTTTAAATGAGCATGGCAATGCTCTTTCTCTGATGCAGTCTGGCGATACGTCTAATCTTGTGATCTCTTATACGGCACTTTTAGACTACGCTGTTAATTATATGTGATTTGACCCTTTACCGCGCCATATCACGTTTACTGCCCATTATTTACTTTGTTCAAAGTCATCCCTTTAGATGATCGGGTGGGGGACAAATGCTGCTTATGTCTCCCGCTCTTTTTTATAATGCGTAGTAGTTAGTATATTATGTTTCTCTTGCCCCATAGTTCAGTTGGTAGAACGGCGCACTGTTAATGCGTATGTCACTGGTTCGAGTCCAGTTGGGGCAGCCACATTATGGAAGGGGCGCGGGTAACCACCTCAGGTCGTAACCTCAAACCACGTCCCTTCCGCCCGATTATATAGAGAGTTGGATGAGCGGTCGAAGTCACTTCCCTGCTAAGGAAGTGTGGGAGTAATTCCACCGAGGGTTCGAATCCCTCACTCTCTGCCACTTTTCACATAACGAGATAATATGAACGTCACTATCTACGGTAAAGAAGCCTGCGCTTTCTGCAAACGCGCAAAAGACCTGTGTGAAGCCAAAGGCATCGAACACAACTATATCGACTTCGTTGAAACAGGCATGACCAAAGCCGAACTGGAAGCGATTGTTGGTAAGCCAGTAAACACGGTTCCTCAGATCTTCGTAGATGGCGTGCATATTGGCGGTTACGTTGACTTAGCTGGTTTGTTAGCAAAACAAGAAGTCGCGGCTAAAGCTGCTGAATAATATGTATTTCTAGAACACTTCATTTCAAGATAAAGCACGTACTGGCTACCGCCACTGCAATTTGTACGGGCTACCCCTTGTTGCTCATTTGAGTGGGTTCGGGTTATTGTTCTTTGCGACGGTTGATTAACGATTCACAGTTTTTGATTACAAGCCGATCTTATCGCACAGTTACTGATGAGGTTACCCGGCTGTCGCAAACCCTATTACTTCTCCCGAAGTGATGATTCCTTGCCCATCGTCCGTGTGGGAACAACAAGGATAGAATATGAGAGTGGGAACTTTCACGCCCACGGCTCTAGCGGACACTATTATTTTTTACTGGAATAGCAAGATATTGTTGGAGAGTTGTACGCTAAGTAATCAAAATACTTATCGAACCACTGTCCCAGTGTTTCAGCGAGTGCTTCACTTTCCCTGAGCGAACGGGGTAACACGGATTGTTATCCCATTCGATTTACACTCGCCTAAAAGATTTCAACTCTGTATTATTAAGGTGTAATGAGCAAACCATTTTGATGGATGTCCTGCGGTCGCCCTGGCGACATGAGGTTCGGTATCCGGCGGCTACTGCTGAGCGGCACGTCGCCTGAACTGATCTACTAAGCGATCCCTGAGCTGGGGGTGCGATTGCCTATATAGAGCGAATCGCATATGCGGAAGAGTAGAAGAACGTTGCAGCCTGCGCTGCTGTTGAGGACGTTCTCCCTAACTGCTAGGGCGACCACAGGACCTTCATTGAAAGTTCATTATCTCTCTCAAAGATAATAACAGAGTGGAATAAGGATGTTCCACAATGTTTCTAACCATTAAAGGTAAATATGTTTTTCATAGCTTATTTACCCTTACTGGGTAAATTCCAGTTGACGGAACAAACGGTGTTTAATCTCGTGATAGCTTCTATCAGAGGTTACATTATAAAAGAATCTTCCTATGAGCACTCCCCAGGCTCGGAAGTTATGACGCAACCATTCGCGCCGAAGCGAAGATCCCGAATAGCGTGGCAACATGCCATATGGGGTTTCCGATCGATGTGCTGACTGGGGATTCTTTTAAGCCTGACACGCCTTTGGCGGTCAGGCACACCTTCTTATTTTTTTGTCTTTTTGAATAATCTTTAAATCACTGTTATTTTTTCAAGTCTATATTACTTAGGTGAATGTAGTACAATAATCGTAACTTAAAGCTTTATTAACAACGAGGTAGTATGTATGTCTGAACTTATGGTCATTGGTTGTGGTGGTACTGGCATCAACATCATGAAAGATATGATCGAAGCACCGGGGACTCGTATTCTGAAAGAAGCACAGTACCTGGCATTCGACAGTTCTGATAGCAACAGCTCTGATGGTAAATTCGAAGTGTTGCACATGAACTCTGCCAAGAACCCCGGTCAGAAAGCACAGGGTTCTGGTAAAGACGTTACCCTGAACTTTGAAAACCATGCACCGTTTATTGCTGAATCTTTCAAAGTACGTAAGCCGGGTAAATTCTGCATCGTGATCATGTCGTGCGCTGGCGGTACAGGGTCAGGTCAGGGCTTTGCTGTTCTGCGTTATCTGTTGAGCCGTGGCATTCCAACCGTCGGTCTGTTTGTGCAGGATCACACATCTCTGGTTGAGCGTCGCAACTCTACCAAGATCATGCTGTCGATCTCTAACCAGGTGCAAGAGCGTTTCCTGGGCAAAGTCATTCCGCACGTACGCATCATCAACGATGAACGTACTCGCCGCGAAATCAACGATGAAGCTGTTCTGAATCTGAATTACCTCAGCCTGTTCCTGACTGAGTCAAATGAAGAGCTGGACTTTGAAGATATTTCAAACACTCTGCAATACTCTAAAGTTACCGGCCTGCCGCCAGCGCTGTCTGAAATCAACTTCCTGACCGACAAAGCAATTGATACCTATACGGGTAAACCGCCGGTGTCATTTGCAACTCTGTTTGATCATCGCGACAATGCGCGTCCGCTGTTTAAAGATGCGGCCTATCGTGCAACTGGCGTAATCAATCCGGACAACAATCCGCCGAAAGCTGACGTCGTTGTAATGATGCTGGATCACGGCGAAGCGGTACAGAAGTTGAAGGTTGAACTGGAAGAGCTGGACACTGCTCAACAGAAAGCCAAATCAACTTTCGTTAAGCAGGAAGACCTCTCTTCTAATGCCGATGACAGTGGTTTTGACTTCTAATTAATAAATACTAAAATCGATATACTACTAGGGGAAACCCTAGTAGTATTATTTTTTTCATTCAAATGAGGTCATACACGTGTCTAGATCGTTCCTTGTTGAATTATCTCGGTTGGGTCTTAGTGATCCTATGAGTCAATCAGATAAACCCGTAGAACGTGACAGGCAACGTTTTCTATTGTGCCGGGGTTTAGAAGATTTAGGTTTTACTATCGAAAACAATGTTTCTGCGGGTACTTTGACACCATACGAAGAGATGGTGCTGAATACTTTATCAGAAACGCTGACTAATAACGCTTTAGGTGTACCTTCCGATGCTCTCGTCCGCATCGTTCCTTTGGGTAATACCTTCAGGGTCTTGTTCTTATTCTAAGAGGCACTACCGCACATGCTATATCCAATCCACACCATTGACCTTCTTTATTATAGAAAGATGTTCGCTCACCTCAACGAGCGAGCCAATCAAAATAAAGAAGAGGACGATAAACTGAGCAGAAACTTTGTGATGTCATTCGTCGAACGCGCTTTTGCATTTGTGGAAGAGGTGTATAACAGCAACAACTCATTCCACCTGGACGGTTTACAACAGACCATGGATGAAGTAAGTTTTGCGGGTAATCTGGTTCAGTATGTCGAGGATGAAGTTTCCAAGCTTCGGGAGAAAGCGCTTAAGGCTGGCTGGGATCCTCGCATCAAAATCAAGGTTACCGAACGTCGTATTGCCTCTGCTGAACAGATCCTGCTTTATACCATGGACTTGGAGGCGACAGCGGAAGCTATGGCCGAAGAACCGGTCGAAGAAATTTATGACAGTGCATTCACTGAAAAAGAAGTTATCGACAACCCGACCGCGGATCAAATAAATGTCTGGTTCGACCTCCAACAAACCAAGAAGGCTGCAGAAGACGCTTGACCTTCGATCGTTCGACAAAGTAATAGAAGACGAGTTGTCACGACGCATCGCTAACGCGCACGGCACAACACAGTCGGTTTATTTCCTGCCAGCTCTCTATCAACGTCTTGCTAATGAACTCTCCTACTATAAAGGAACGTTCTACTGCGCTCAGCGTTATGACACCAAAGCTTTCCGCACTGCCTATGACTTCGATGATCAAAATGAAATTATTGATGAACTGGGATGCGAATTAAGTATGCGGTTGTGTGCGATGTTGGGAGTGCCGCGAATAGAGCACGGCGTGCGCATTGAATTTATTACGCACAACCAGTGGCTGATTAACTATCTTGAGGAGTATTGATGATCACTCAAAATCTGTATGTTGGAAAATTGATCTCCGCCATTAACCAATTCGTTTTAGCTGAAGATGTTGAAGAAGACATCTGCGATTGGGGTGAATGGATGGTGAGTTATGCGATGGATTGCGTGCGAGCAAATATCGTCCCCGATTACCACGGTAAGCTCCTGGGCATCGCCGGCGCTGACTTTGCTGATATCATCATGGCGGAACATGGTGGGGATTTTAAACTGATCGAATTGAACGAGAGAATTATGCGCGGGCATTACTTCGACTATGCCGTCACCTCTCTGGGGATCACGTTCATAGGACATTAATATGTTAACGAACCGTTTAGTTAGCGTACTCAACCTGGTGCGTGATCTTAATCTCGCACTGGGTGATGAAACCGGTGAGGACGTGTTGTGTAGTCTGGTGGGTCAAATGGTGCACAGTCGCAACGTTGATCTCGATGGCTACTTTAAACCGTTCTTCCAGGAAGAGTGGGTACGGCGCAAAGTACTTATGGAGCTGGGACCACGATTGAATACCCTGGCTTACCAAATTAACGCAGTAAAGGAAAAGTTTACTGTGAACTCTTACAGTGTTAGCAATTTAGGAGCGACCCTTTATGGTGAGCAATAAAAGACGTCAAGACATCAGCATCGGTTTCCCTGTCAACACTGACCTCGACGATCTGGTGTTTCACTACTCCGCACTGTTTTCAGCCCACGGTGTTAAACACACTCTGCCGCCGTGCACCAGCCCGCACAAAAAGCTGACCAATGCGGTAAAGGAATCACAAGAGCGTTTGCTGCGTGATTTCCAGATGGTGAACGACCATATCTATGGTTGGAAAAACGAACCAATGGACGTGGAAGTGAAAGACATGAAGGTGGCCGGCAATTCTGTGCGAATCAGCTTTATCATCGGATAACACACCATGCAATACACGCTCCTTAACGACACCGGGCTTTGTTACTTAAAGCTGTGGGAGTTGCTTAAAGACGACGACTTCTTACTGGACATGCCGCTTCAGTACGTTAAGGAAGATTGGTTCTACCAGCAGCTCGATATGGCTATCGAGAGAGCCGTTTACCACAATGAATCATCTCCTCTGTATGAGACGATTCTGATGCCAGTTAAACACCTAACTGAAAGTGGTGCGGCGTTAGTAGAACCCACGTTGTCTTTGCATCTTTCCTATCCATTGAAAGTAGGTGATTCTGTTATTAATTTCCCCTACATTCGTTATACCATCACCCTTCTCACTTAATAGGAGCATCAATGATCACCGTAAACGAAGGTGACATCGTTGACTTCAGTTTGATGACCGACACGGTTCTTGGAGGCAAACGCACAGGTGTTACTGTGGCAGTTCCTCCGATGAACTACAGTGCGGCCACCCGACTGGATCCCGAGCTTAACAACAAGCACAAAAACATGTTCCCTTTCTTCCGAGACAAGGTGGACAATGTTGATGATCCTGCGAAGTACAAATACTTTGCAGTTGAGAATGCCAACGGTGTTTTAGAAGTCATTGGTGTTCCCTGGGTCATGGATACCACGTACAAACCTATTCTCACACGTGAGGTTACGTTTGTTGTGCATAACTTCCGCGAAGAGTGGCGCGGCACGATTCAGACAATGCTCAAGAATCTTGGTGCCAACTTTACTACGCTGGATAGCACAGACGTTAAATAAATAAAGGTAATAATTTACTGCTATTCCCATGGTAGGGAATAGCAGTTCATACTTTTATTTTTTTCTCTGAGGTATTTGTGGAAACAACAATTAATCCATTTAAAAATGCCGACTATACCGCAGATCGAGATTTTCTTAAATTCTATCACGAACAGATCGCCTATTACCTTTCCCATCATTATAAAACATCATCAGCAAAAATGCTGAAGTGGGTGAAGCACGTCTTCAAGGTAAACCATAACGGATTCAGAGAGGTCAAATTTAAAGTACTTGAGAAAAACAAGTACGGTGACCGTGAAATCAAAGTTAAAGGCGCTCGGGAATTCTTCGCCGGTGTAGAGGAAAAGAATCTGCACTTGAGTCCATCGTTTGTTGGTTACACTAACTACGATGAGTGTCCGTCGGTTAACGCCCTGGGTACTGAAAAGTACATTGCAGATCGCGGCAAATATAAGAAGCTGCGTAGCAAGGCGAGTCTTGAGAAAGACGACTACGGCTATAAAACGTATAACGAAATCCAGAACGCTTTGAAGATCTTTAACAACGCGCAGTCTGGAGCAATGTCATCTAACGGTACACCGATTCGTAACAAGTCGGGGCATACCACGTTAACCAGTACCTGTCGTACGGTAACGTCAACCGTGAACTTAATGAATGAACGTCTGTTGAACGGTAACCGACTCTTCATTAACTATAAGAAAACATTGCAGCACATGGTGGCAGTGCTACGATCAACGAACTTCCCGAAACTGCTTGCGGTCATGGAGCGGTTGAAGATGGTTCACGCCACCGTAGATCAAGTCATGGATATGATCTACCGTTGCACCAAGTATTACTGGAGCAACAAAGAGAACTACGATAAGCTGCGTAACTTCGTGGAGATGTTGAATCCAGAAGAATGTACAGCCATCCTGTGTGTTGGTGACCTGCAAGGGTTGTTTGTAACCAACCACGGTGTGATTCGTGAGTTCCTGGACGACTGGATGAAAGTGCCGGAGATTCCTGAGGGTAAAACCAAAGATGACTTCGTTGCACCAGCGGATGGCGATTACTATACGCTGTGTATCACCAAGATCGGACAGGAGAGTTCTAAACTTGAAATCAATGCGTTGAACCAGTGGCATCTCGAAGTTGAGAAGAAGTGGTTTGATTTCATTGAAGTGTTCTTCAAGACCAAAACGGCGGTGAGTGATGTTTACTCGGTAACCGAGATGGTGCGTGAAGCGGTACTGACCTCAGATACTGACTCCTCTATTTATAGTGCGGATGATGTCTGTAACATGTACGGCGGCACACCAGAAGCCATGATCGTGTTGAACGGTGTGTTGACGTACTTCATTCGCTTAATGGCGATTCATCAGCACGCACAGCTCAGCAAGAACATGAACGTCTCGGATTGTAACCTGTATAACTTGAACATGAAGAACGAGTACCTGTTCGGTTCATACGTTACAACACTGATGTCCAAGCACTACTACGCAACGCAGTTGATGCAAGAAGGCGTAATGCACTCCAAGATCAAGATGGAGATCAAGGGTGTTCATTTACGTTCGTCGAAGGTGGCCAAGGTTATTAAAGACTTTGCGCACAAGCTCATGCGTGACATCCTGGATGTTATCTATAACAAACAGAAGATGGATGCCTCTATTCTGATGCACAACGTAGCAGAACTGGAGCGAGTCGTTATCGACGGTATCAACGCAGGGGATTGGGTGTGGCTCAGCAAACAAACCATCAAAGATAAGGAAGTGTATTCCAATCCAGAAGGCAGTGTGTACCAGTACCACGAACTGTGGGAAGAGGTATTTGCTGACAAGTACGGTGCGGCACCACCAATCCCGTATGTTGGGGTTAAGGTGAACACAGACTTGACAACGAAGGCGCGTTTGGAAGAGTACCTGACAGCATTGGGTGATTGTGAAATCAAACATCGCTTGAAGGCATACTTGGAAGCGAAAGGTCAGGATAAGTTAACGACGTTCTACGTTCCTGTTGACAACCTCTTGACAATCCACACCATTCCAGAGGAGATCATTAAAGGTACAGATACTCGTCGTATCGTGAAGCAGAACTTGAAATCTGTGTACGCGGTATTGGAGTCTGCTGGTCTTTATGTCGCCAACAAGAACATCACCCGTCTGGTGTCAGACGAACACTAAAACAAACATAATACTATGTGTAGCTACTGGCATTGCCAGTAGCTATTATTTATGCGTTTATCAGGTCAAGTTGTTTTAACAATGCCAAAGCGTGTTTACGGAATTTCGGATCATCAATCTGTTTCCAGCGACTTTCTACCAGCGGAACGTACTGTTTAATCATGCCTGACGTACTGTCTGGTGTATAACTGAGCTCATTACACAATGCAAAGTAAATCTGGTAATACTTCACCGCATTGAGTTCGAACCCCCAGATACGGTTAGGACTGTAGCTGAGATCGTACTGACCAACATCAAAGAACCCTACTAACTCACGGGTCATTTCAGTGTCGAGGTAGGACTTTAACAACAGGTTGGTTTTCCACGTACTGGTTTTCAACGCCTTGACATAATAACCCAGCATGTCGAGTAATTGATCACGGACGCCCACCACAGTGAAGTCCACACCTTCACCTAACAGCAGATCACTGTAACCCGCACGATTAACGATATGTGCGTGCAGCGCGTTGAAGTAGGCGAGCTGATTGTGTTGGATACCAAACTTCGGTGTAACCACGTTAGCCAGGAAATGATGAATGCCATGACCGTCATATTTTGGATCGTTCATGTACATCCACCAACCCACCGCTAACTCTACAATGTTAAGCCCGATATAGGCAAAGTTATTGCTGTAGTCAAACGTCTGTTGTCTTTCACGTTCACCACTTGGATTGTAGCTCCAGGTAGTAATGGTGGAATAAACAGGAACCAGTGGGTCGAGATCATTTAGCGTGAGTTTCTTTAAGTCGCGATTATTTTCTAACAGACAGAACGATTCTGTACAGCCACCGTAGAAGATGACGTCACGGTGAGAACTTTCTCTGTTGTTGTCAGAGATAATCTTAAAGGCAGAACACAGTGACCGACTGCGGAACTTGGCATAGATTGTTACATACTCTAAGGTCCACGTGGGGTCAATGGCTAATGTCTGCAACAACCCTACCAGCATGTTCTGGTTAAATAAGTTCAGGTTCTTTTCACTAATGCGCTTCCACATCTGACGGACGTTGTAGTCGTTATTACGTACAAGGTTATTAATCAGCGGGTAACGCATTGGGGAAAGTCGTAAACTTACGGAAGTATCGACTAAGATAGTTTTCATAATTTTTTACCAGCATTACCTATTATATGTACACACATGCGGGCAACCGTGTGAATCCGGGGTCATCACGCATATTTCGTTATTTACATAACATTTTGCATGCCCCAAAAATATTTCAAGTCTACATTACTTGAGTGTATAAACCATAATGATATTTCATTGACTGCATATCTTATTGTGTTTCTACATTCGAATGTAACAAGAAACCTTTAAATAATCCAAAGTAAATAATGGAGAAGTAAAATGGGCGTTAACCAAAACAATGGCGGTAGCAATGCGTGGGAAGACAACGGCGACAACAACAGCCGTACCCAGGACCGCAATACCCAATCAAACGGACTGACGAGTCTGCTGGGTCTGCTGGGTCAAACCTCTTCCACCTTCACTGGTCGTTCTATCCCTGAGATGAACAAAGTCCAGGAAGAGCTGCAGAAGATCTTCAAACAGCGTCGCGAAGACAAACTCAATACGCTGAAAGCGAAAATCGTTCCTGAGATCGATCTGATCAACCCGAACGTTTCTCCGATTCTCCCTGGCCTGGTGCTGTGGATGAAACAAGAGAACACCATCTACATCGCGCCGTTCCTGTTCTACGCTAAGAACATGATCGTTGACGTTGAAGAAGTGGTGATGTACACTCAGCAAACTTCGCATCGCGTAAACGTGCCGCGCACTCCGTCTGCTTATATTGATAAGCGTCTGAACGCAGAGCTGGTACAGCAGTTCAAATCCAACCACAACTCTACTGCTGCGGTAGTACAGATCGCGGCTGGCGTGATCAACCTGGAAAACTACGGCGACATCCGTAACGATGAGAAACGTGTCATCGACAAAATCCAGGCGTACATGGATCGCGAGTGGGAAACTGGTATCCTGATCGAGCTGGTTCGTCAGACTGCTAAAACTGACGGCGCTAAACTGCCTTCTCCGTTCTTCAGCAATCAGCCTTACGGCGCGAACGGTACTGCGGATGCGCGTATCACTCCGATCACTGCTCCGCTGCATGGCGAGAACGGTGTTATCCTGCCTTCCAACATGGAAGTGTCTGTGGTAACTACCAACCCGAACCAGTACGGTACGCCGAACAACAACAACGCTGACAACACTCCACGTGAAGTCTGCCGCGTTCACGCGAACGTATCTCTGCTGCCGGTAAACCATCAGGAATACCTGAACAACATCCGTCGCGCCAATATCAACCCAATGGGTCTGGGTGGTCCGATGAATGATGGCTACCGTCCGTTCCGTCCGTGCATCGGTCTGAACAACGCAGTGGCTGGTCCGCAGATGAACTCAAACGGCGGTATCATTCCGTTCCTGATGGGTCTGTATGTGCTGATGTGTGCGAACAACCGTTACGCATTCGCCGACGTTCTGCGTCGCGCTAAGTGTGGCGTTCGTGGTAACCTGGTTAACCTGGAACCGCGTCTGGACAAACTGTTCTCGGAGAACCACATTCCGCGTCTGGTTGGTCAGAACAGCACCAAGCTGGACAACAAGAACATCATCGATATCGAACTGGTGAACCGTTGGATCCAGCAGCACATCATGCAGCAGGCGATCTTCACTGTGCCTGTACTACCTACCGGTGCTAACTCCGCGCTGACCAAACTCCTGATTGACCTGAACAACCCGGCTACCAAAGCTGACGCTGTGAAAGCAATCATGACTGCGGCAGATGCCATCTCCAACGGTGCTTTCTCTAAAGCAGCTGCGGCGAACTCTGGCTCTGACAGCAAAGGTTGGAACCCAACCAAGCCGATCTACCACGCATCAAACATCCTGGTTGTCGACGGTACTGCGCGCTTCAACGGCGAGCTGTTCAACTTGGGCGAACTGGATGAGATGTCAGTACATCACTTCGCGGGTCCTAACGGCGGTCCAAACGCAGACGTGTTCCTGCGCACCATGTATCAGCAGAACGATCGTGAAAACCTCAAAGCTCGTCAGCAGCGCCTGCGCATCATGCTGACCGAAGCGATGAACCTGAGCGATCTGGAAATCAACGGCTTCGGTCGTGTAGCTGTCATGGATCCGGGCTTCATGAACCTGCTGGGTACTGTGTTCTCTACCATCGGTACGCTGAACACCAGCTCTATCAACGGTAACTTCATGAACGGCGACGCGACCTTCGCGCCAGGTACTTCACTGGCCGTAGACTATGTTGCTGGCGTGAACACCAATCAGCAGGGCGGCGGTACCTGGGACGCTTACAACGTTCTGTAATTGACAACGTTGTAGGTATCCTGCAAGGATAGGTGAGTTGGGGGGTGACCTCCAACTCATTTCCTTTTCTTTATTTTTTAGGTGAAATATGTTTCCAACCCCAACTCCTGAACTCGAAAGAGTGATCGCTAAACTGACCTCTCCCGATTTGGTTGATATGAACCCTATCGCAAAGTTCAAAGAGTATGCTCAAGGTGTTGAACATCGTCTTCCCGATGATTTGAAATTTATTACACCGCATTATCCTGACTTCGAGGATTATAATTATCTGCATGATACGTCGGAATCTACCCCGATTTATCTCAATGATTATGACCTCAACATTGAAGAGGATCGCAATCGGTTAGCTGCTCTGACTCGCATGGAGTTCAACGGCAATACCTTTATGCAGATCGCGCAGTGTAGTCCGGGGTGCGGGACACTGAAAGGCAACTACTTAGTCGGTAGCGGTATCAGCTGTCCAAACTGTGGTAACACGGTAGAACTTCATTATGACAAGCAACACGAAGTCGGCCTATGGATTAAAGCTCCTGAAGGTGTTGACGCGTTTGTAAGTCATTCTTTCTATAACACGTTCTTCTCTTCTATCTGTGTGGTGAAGCAAGGTTCCCAGCGCATTATCATTGCGCGCTATTTCATGGACCCGACCTATCGCCGTGAGATTAAGAAGAAGCATGCGGTTACGGAAATGTTGTTACTGAACATTCTCAAGGAACTGGGAATTGAAGATATCAGCATGAATGGTTTCTATCGGAACTGTGAATTGCTCATGGCCTACTTCTTGACCGGCCCTGGCGCGAAACACACGGGATTGAAAGAACGATCGCTCGAAGCCTGGACATTCTGGAACCGATTTAAGCACAAAGCTTTCTTCAACTATCTGAAAGTTCCAAGTCGTTTCTCCACCATTCTGGAGCATAACGAACGCGGGACCTGGGGTGTTGAAGGACAGCCAGAAACCAAACAGATCTATTACACCATCGCTGCGTGTAAACGATCCAGTGAGTTCTATGACC